CATCACTACACCAACTGCGAGCGTAACGGCAGAACGGTCTGGTGCGAACTTCACTGCATAGACTAGCTCAGGGTTCTCCGGGAGCTTTACTTCTTTAACTGCTAATTCATTCCATTCATCGTCTGTGAATATTCGCTGGGCATCAAGTCCTGGAATCCATCCAAGCCTCATCTTATTGAACGAGTCTTGGCTCATTGCATTAGCTTCTGCTCGTACTGCCTTGATGCTCAAAAAGTATCCTAAACTCGGATTCGTTTGATACCATGCTTCCTCGTCATGGTTGTCTGTGATGCTTTCTACTGACCATTCTTGCCAGCATATATCAGACTTGCCTTGAAGCAGATTTCGTCTTGCTCTTAAAAATACTGTGCCGGTGCTACCGCTAGTCGGCGGAGTTCCAGCCATTAGGAATTGTGGGTTGCCCCGTGGTCCAGCCGAGATAGTCGGCAACAGCGCTTCCTCTTGTGAGTCTTCCATAGTTTGTGCCTCATCGACTATGATTGTGTCGCTAGTGAAGCCGAGGCCACTTGATCTTGTGCGAGTTCGGAAGATACATCGTCCGCCGTTTCGGAGTTCTATATAGTCGAAGCTCTTTGGTTCTTTATCAAATTCAGATGTGAGTAAGTCTCTGACTTCAGGCTCTGCCTCGTAAAAGAACCTCAAGACTCTTCGCTTTATCTCATCTACAGTAGACACTTGATGAGCTGTGTAGATTAGATGCTCGCCTAAGAACACCATGCCGCCCAAAATACGGCAGATAGAGGTCTCGGTATTATGAGTTGGTATGTATGACCGAGTGCATAAGAATAGATGGCTCTCATTGTCCACTCCGAGGCAGTAGTATCGTTCTTTCTTCTCTATCTTACGAATGTCTTTGATATACCACTTATTGAACTGTTGCCGCTTGGTGTTGTAGCTATCAAATATGGCTCGCTTTCTAGGCAAGTTGAATACTTGCTCGCCTATTACATTGAACCTTAGCTCTTGGCAATCTTTGTAGCTTTTCTTAATTTTTGACAGTTCCTTAAAGCGATACGATGGCTTCATGCCCAGCGAGCATATAAGCTCCATAATTTGCGCAACTAATTCCGGTCTACCGCTTTGTGAAAAAGACACAGCACTTGAATGCCTTTCTGCTGAACCGTCTGTGTCCATCAGCCCTCTAAGCAGCTCTAGCCTATCTTCCCCAGATGCGATCATATAGGTTTCCGGTATATGCTTATTGTCTAAAAGATTATTAGTTCTGAGCAGATTGTGCCAGCCGTCAATTCTGAATGTTATGACATTATCGTTTTTGCGCTGCGTGATATGGCACTTGCCAACCTTTTCGAAATGAGGTTTGTAGAACTCATAATCGTCAATATGACATGTCATTTCTCCGCTGTGCGTTGAGCCATCGCCTAGCCATAGCCCAAGTAGATACGGGTCAATAGGTAGCTTTTTCTTTTTATACTCTACCGGCTCACAGAGCCGAATGCCGTAAGATTGCTTGTGGCTCTTTATGCGTTCAAAGTTAGCATAGAGCCAATTCGTATCGACTATCTTTGGTCTTGTCCAATCTTGAATCTTCACTTCCCATAGATGACCGCCACCAGCCTTGACTGTCTCATTGATGAATTTGCCGGCGTTGCCAAAGTCTATCTCATAAAAATCTGACTCCTCTGGCTCATATTTCGCTATTACTTTTGTTGGCTTGCCGTCATCGCCGAATACATAGTCCCCAACCTTAATATCGCCTAGTTTCTTCCACCCTCTTGGAGTAGGTATATCTGTACTCTCGGCGAGGTCTTTACCATTTTGTCTAGGAACAATAAGGCCGGCATTTTGATTAGCCCATTTGCCATCTTCTCCAATAGCCATCCATCGCCTCACGATAGATTTTTGCCATGAGAGTAGTGGTTTATTGTATGCCTCCCACAATGTGATAGTCTTCTCGGCCAAGCTAATATCTCCATCATGGTAGATGTCTATTCTTGGCTTCTGGTTGCCCTTCCTAGTCTCCATTCTCGACATCCTCAATAGTTAGCTTGCTGGCATAGCTTCTGTCTCTAGCTCCATTGCCTTGTTTGCGTTTGCCAGATACTTTATTAGGCATCTTGATATCTCCCATAAGTTGAGCAAGTTTTGTGTTCTTCCCTGGGCCTTGCCGCTTTTCCGTTTCAGTTATCTGATCTAGGATTTCTCCCATCTCCCTTGCGAGGTTTGCAGTATCTCTAGCTCCAGCTCCCTTCTCTAGCTTCTCGGCGATCTGGTCTCGGATAGCGTAGAGCAAGCCAAGTTTGTCATTGGACTTGGCAAGCTCAATAATGGACTTCTGCTCGGTCTTTGGCTTAGTGAGTCCTGCTTGGTAGATTTTGTCGATGCGGCCTGGAGTCTCAATGATATCCTTCCAGCGAGCGAGTGCTGCGTAGGCTTCTGTGTTCAAGGCATCCTTGCCTAGGTCATATAAGCTCTCTACGGCATTAGGACTGAGCTTCTTGAAGAAGTCGAGCCATCTGTCATAGCCTTCAAGGTCGGACGGTATGTCGATTCCGAGATGCTGAGAGTTCCATGCTCGGCATAGCTCCTCGAATGCTTCTCTGTCCAAGCTCAAGAACCAAGACTGGTGTTCGTCTTTCTTTGACAAGCTATCTCCTCCTTACCCTGTGAGTTCAGTTATATTTGCCTCTTATGTATCAGTTTTGGAGTGCTTTGTCAGACATCAAAAAATCCCGGATAGTACCATGAAGCGGACTAGCTATACTGCATGGAGTTGTTAGCTACCGGGCTGTGCCTGTATTGAATCATACATATAAAAGGTTTACAAATTTCTTTACATGTCAGCAAAAACATATAAAAACATAACATCTTGTGTCTTCTATCGCCAGTCTATCGGACATACTATAAAGCTACTATAAAGACTTCCACCCCAGTAGGACGTGATTACTATAAAACACGCTCTACGGGTCTACCGGACAAAAAACCACCGCACTTAACCCGACATAGAAGTCCAGTGGTGGCGGTGGCCGAGGCTATTTAACAGATGGTCGATATTTAAGACATTCGTCCCGCCACTGCAAGCCTCTCAGCTGTGACTAAATTATATCATAGAAAAAGGCCGCCCGTTACGAGCGACCTAATTTGTTCTGTAGGAAGCCTTGTTGCTCGATGATAGCCAATTCAAACTCATTGTTCGGTGCGTGAAGTCTAAGCCAAGCGAGCGCCTCAAACAATGACATCTCGTGGTCTACTTCTTTGAACTCCTCCCAAAGCCAAGCAGCATCGGCATAGTCCAATGCCGGCACTGGTCTTGTCTTCATGTGGAGTTCTCTGTGGACATCCACTGGTATCTCAAAGGCGAACTCTCGGCGGAGCAACTGACTGCATCCCTGATTGTGCGAGAGTCTCGGCCACAAGAGATGGTGGATGTTCGTGTCATGGCTGTGTCTGTGCTTTCTTCTAGTCTTCTTGCTCATCTTCTTCGCCCTCCTTGATGATGATTGCCGAATAGCGAGCAGATAGATATCAGCCTTCCGGCATCTGTGTAGCTGCACTTGCCATATACCCAAGTCTTCTCGATAACCTCGGTAAGGTTCATCTCAAAGCCACCGATGGCATTCCACAGCACGATTGAATCCACTTGTCCTTGAATCTCAATCCATACTTTCACATTCATAAGAATCCCCCCTTCCTTATAAGCTACCTACAGAACCTAAATGTGCATCCAGAGTCTTGCCCTGGTTGGGGTATGCCAGCACTTATCGGCCACTATGCTGACACAGCCCAATCAAGGCGAGAGTAGCTCTCGCCCGGATGCCTAGTCTCCCTTGTGATATGCGTTGGAGCTTGCGAGCATGAATACACCTAGCAAGCCGTTCAAGAATGCCACGATAGCAGTGATGGTAGCATCTACCTCTTTGCCGAATCCCCATCCCCAAATCTGAGCGAGTGCGACATAGAGTGCTGTGAACAGCGGAAGGATAGCAACGACCTTTTTGATGATGTCATAGGTCTTGTTGCGAATGTTGAAGATGCTGATGCTAGTCTTCTTTGTGAGTGTGGTCTTGTAGAGTTTCTGTTTTGGTTTGCTAGTCTTTTTGGTTGTTTTCTTTGTGGTCATATATCCCTTTCCAAATTATGCGTTCTAAGGCTTCTAGAAGGCTCTGTGAGCGGCTTTAGCTCCAAAGACGGTAAATCATCCGACTCGGAGCTAAAACGCTCTCATACCTTTTATGCTTTAACAGTTAGGACGGAATCCATACTGGCGCATCTTCTCATAAGTTATTTGGCCAGTCATGCCGTCTGCTTTCAAGCCAGTCCTGCGCTGGAACTCTTTGACAGCCTTTTCAAGGTTCGGGCCATATTCTGGGCCAAGAGCAGCTGCTGGTGTATAAGCTGGGAATGTCTTGCGCATGAACGATGCTTCCTGAGC